TGCTATCTTCAGCTAGTTACAAGTTTGAATATATGTATAAGTTGTATACTCAATTTGAAGGTTTAATAAATAACCAAACAGACAAGGCTACACGTGCAATTATGCAATTTTCATATGACTGTGCCCCAAAACAGTTATACGATCAAAACCTTATTACTCAAGCTAAAGCCACAATGAGCCAATCTCAGTTTGAGCGTGAGTTTGGAGCTTTATTTACAGATGATAGCTCTGGATACTTTAAAACTTCAAGAATGGCAGCTTGTACAGTACCAGACGGAGAAGATCCACATGTAGAAATTAAAGGCCAAGCTGAAGATGAATATATATTAGCCTTTGACCCATCTTGGTCTGAAAGTGAAAGCAGTGATGACTTTGCGATGCAAGTCTTAAAATACCATAAGGATAAAGGAACATCAACTCTTGTTCATTCTTATGCTATGTCGGGCACACCCCTCAGAGATCACATATTTTATTTCTATTATCTCATTAAAAATTTTAATATTATAGCTATAGTGGGAGACTATAATGGTGGAGTGCAATTCATTAATGCTGTAAATGAAAGTGAATTATTTAAATCAAATAACATTAAAATTAAAACTATTGATGGTGATTTTGATAAAATGGATAGCTATAAAGATGAATTAAGAACTGCAAAGATACAATACAATAAAAAAGATTATAGATATTTAATATTAAGAAAACCTACTTCAGATTGGATTCGTAGAGCTAATGAGTTATTGCAAGCTAATTTCGACCACAAGAGAATTTGGTTTGGTTCAAGAGCCATAGATGAATCATACAATAAACAAAGAGCAAAAAAAATCCCAATTGAGAAACTAAAATTCTTAAGATTGTCTGATGAAGAACAAAAACAAAGTGGTCAAGCGAAAATGATAGACTTTATAGAACATCAGTATGATATGATGAACATGACTAAAAACCAATGTGCATTAATACAAATAACGACTTCACCCCAAGGAACACAAACATTTGGACTGCCCATAGAGTTGCGTAGGCAGAGCGGTCCAGACAAGGCCAGAAAGGACTCTTACTCAGCTTTAGTGCTTGGAAGCTGGATGGTAAAAATCTTATATGATATGAATAACACTAAGGCTCAAGAGGTTAATTCTACCTTCACTCCAATGTTTCTATAAGTTAACTTTTAACTTTTATAGACTTTTATCGAGACTTTGTGTATTATATTAAGTGAAAGAAAAAAGAAAATATACAAAAAGATCCGAATACTGGAATCAATTTACTAAACACGACAAACCTATTGAGGATCTACTGAAGCTTCAACAAAATATAGAAACTCTACCAGAAACGGCTGGAGAAAGTTTTTATGTGCAAAGTTCAATGGCTAATCAAAACAGACGCTCCTCATATAGTGGCAATACTGCAGGCAGGAGAAATTCTGCAGCCAACACACAAAAAGCCAACAAATACTCTAACATTAGGGAGGGTTTATTACCTTATAATTATGGTGCAGATGGTATAGATGTAAGAGAAACTATAGAGCTATGCCAAAAAGCTTATGCTAACATTTCTATTTTTCGCAATGCCATTGATATTATGGCCGAGTTCTCTAATTCGCCTATTTATCTAGAAGGCGAAAACGAGAGATCAAAAAAATTCATAGAAGGCTGGTTAAAGAAGATAGGTATATGGAAAGTTAAAGATCAATACTTTAGGGAATATTATAGGTCGGGAAATGTATTTTTATATAGAGTTGATGGCAAATTCAGCAATGAAGATTTATTAAAAATTAATTATGTTTATGCTTCCGCTCAAACATTAAAGCCAGGAGAAATACCTGTTAGATATATTCTATTAAATCCTTACGATGTTGTTGCGGATAAAGCTACAGCTTTCCAAAGTGGAGTTTATAAAAAGATTTTGTCTGATTACGAACTAGAGAGACTTCGCGAACCAAAGACAGAAGAAGATAGAAAAGTTTTTGAATCTTTAACTGAGGAAACAAAAAAGCAGATTAAAGAAGGAGCATTTCCTCGAGATGGATTGAAAATTGAACTTGATCCAGAAAAATTAATTTATTCATTTTACAAAAAACAAGATTATGAACCTTTTGCTATACCTTTTGGCTTTCCTGTTTTGGACGACATTAACTGGAAGCTAGAGTTAAAGAAAATTGATCAATCTATATGTAGAACAGTAGAGAATGTAATACTTTTAATCACCATGGGTAACGAGCCAGATAAAGGTGGAGTTAACCCAAATAATTTAAAAGCAATGCAAGAGCTATTCAAGAATGAGAGTGTTGGTCGCGCATTAATTGCAGACTATACCACTAAAGCTCAATTTGTTATACCTGATTTAAATAAAGTATTAGGTGCTGAAAAATATAAAATAGTAAACGAGGATATAAAAGAAGGGCTACAAAATGTAATTGTTGGTAGTGAAAAATTTTCAAACACACAAGTCAAGGCTGAGATATTTTTAGAAAGGTTAAAAGAATCTCGTAATTCGTTTCTAAATGATTTTCTTCAACCACAAATTAAAGAAGTTTGCAAGAATATGGGATTAAAGTCTTATCCTACTGCAAAGTTTGAAGAAATTGATATTAAAGATGAGGTTCAATTTCAAAGAGTTATTACTAGATTATTGGAAATTGGAATACTTACTCCAGAGCAAGGTATTAAATCCATGCAAACTGGACTGTACCCAAATCCAGTCGAACTATCTCAAGTTCAAGAACAGTATATCGAGCAACGCGAAAAGGGTTATTATAATCCATTAGTGGGCGGTATACCTATGATTGAGAGCGTTCAGTCTGAAAAAGATCGTGAAATTTCTGAGGAGCAATTAGAAATCCAGCGAGAAGGCATCCAGAACCAAAAGGATGTTGTGCAACAAAAAAGCAAAGAAACCCAAAACCAAACACAAAAATCTCCTGGTAGACCTAATGGTACAAATCAAGTTCCACTGCAAGCAGCGGAAACGTATGGCAAGAAAGGTGTTCAGCAAACTATATATGATATTGAAGATATACAATCTTATGCTATCGCCAATTTCCAAAAACATAAAAACATATCACAATTAAATGACCAACATAAAGATTTGATTGTTAAACTATGTGAATCAGTTGTTTGTGCCAAAGAAAAAAACCAATGGAAAAGAACACTTTTGTCATGTGTTAAAGATATTAATAAGATTGAAAAACTTGATGTAATTCCTGAAATTTTAAACATATCAGCAAAACACGAATTAACAGATTATCCTTCTGCTATACTGTATCATAGTAAAAATTATAAAAAATAGTGTACTTATAATACATGAGTCAAAAATTTAAATATACTACAAACTTTTCGAATGTAATTTTAGCTTCTGGGGATATTGACTCACCAGACTTAAATATTAGCCGTGCTTCATTGGATTCATTAAAGGGCATCATTCCCAGTGATGTTGATTTAGAAAAGAATATGGATTTACTTGCAGTTGCATATAATGCAGCAGTTGTTAACTCATTCAATAAAAATGGAGATGGCATAGACTCAAAATCAGCTGTTAGGATATTAGACCAATTTAAACATAAACCCACAAACATAGAACATCAAAAACAAAAAGTTGTTGGGCATATAGTTTCTGCCAGTTTTTCTAGTTTTATGGATAATGAATTATTATCTCCTGAAGAAGTGGCAGAATTAAACGAACCATTCAATATTGCATTAGCATCTTTAATATATAAAACCGTTAATCCTCAATTTGCAAATTTGGTTGAGCAATCTGTTGACCCAGAAAGCGAATACTATCATCAAGTATCAGCTAGTTGGGAGATTGGTTTTAATGATTTTGTTTTAGCTGTTGGTAGTAATGATCTGCGTGATGCTGAAATTATTGATGATGAAAACATGATTGAAGAACTTAAGGGTAATTTAAAAGCTCTTGGTGGAGAAGGCAAAATGAAAGACGGATCCCCAGTTCACCGATTAATAGTAGGAGACATATTCCCGCTAGGCATTGGTTTTACTTCAAATCCAGCAGCAAATGTTAAGGGTGTTACCAGCAATTCAAAGGCAACAAAAACACCAACTGAACAAAAAAACGAAAAAAATATTTCACAAAACATCAATTCTGATGTAAATAACAAAAAAAGTATTATTATGGACAATAACGAAATTTTAAATAATCTAGTGTCAGCTTTAGAGGAAAAAGTTTCTGAAAAGAAGTTTTCTGAAGAAGCGGTGGCTACTGTATCTAAAATTATTAACGACGCTATTCTTGAGCGCAACGAATCTTTCGTTCAAGAAAAAGAGCAACTCGAAACCGAAAAAGCTGAATTGGCTAAAGCTGCAGAAGAAAATGCAGAAGCAGTCAAAAAGCTTCAAGAGGAATTGTCAGCTGCTACTGAGCGCGTTAGTCAATTAGAGCAAGAGCACAAACAACAAGAGGCCGTTGCTCGTTTTGATGCGAGAATGTCCGTAATCGAAGATGCTTATGAGCTTGATGAAGATAGTCGCAAGGTTGTCGCTCATGAGATTAAAGATCTTGATGAATCTGAAGAAGCTTTTGCAGCTTTCCAAGAAAAACTTCAAGTTGTACTCAAGCATCAAAATAAAGAATTTATCGCTAAGCAAGAAGAAGAATTCAATGCTAAGTTGGCAGAAGCTGTTGAGAAACGTCTCGCAGAATTACAAAACTCAGATTCATCTGAAGAAGAAGTTGTTGAAGAAGCAATGGACAAAGTTGAAGTTGAAGAAGAAGTTGTGGCCAATAATAATGCTGAATCTTCTGAAGAAGAACTTTCCCTGAAACAAAAATTTGAAAAAGCTTTCTCGGAAGACAATTTAACCATAAACTACTAAAATAAAGGAATAAAAAAAAATGGCTATTAGACTATTACCGTTTCGTGATTACGATGAACATGATGTCGTAAATCTATTCAAAAGTGCTGGAAATCTCTCCGATTTTATCGATCTGTCTACAGACGGCAAGCGTTCTACCCCTGAGGGTGATGCTGGAGTATTCGTGAAAGTGTCCAATGGAACACTTAATACTAGCGCAAACGATTGGGATCCAATTGATATTGATGCACAAACTGGAGCAAATTCTCTGCTTGGGAAAACTGATTACCCAAATGTTGCAAAGAACTTCTATCCAGAAGCTACATTAAGTTTTACCCCTATCGCAGCTCCCACTGATTCTTGTATTGGAATTACACTTCGTCAAACTGTTGCTCGCGACGAGCTTGGCGAAAACCTTCTTTACAATCCAATCAAAAAGGATGAGCTTTTTGGAGTTCTTCCTGGTGAGGTTGTACCTGTTCTTTCTAAAGGTATGATTTCGATTACTGCTGATGCTTTTGAAGGTGGTACAGTTGGTTCGGCTGGACAAGTTCTTATTGGAGCAGCTAACGGTCAAGTTGCTGCTGTAGATCGTATTGCAGTTGTAGACCCAACTCATCAAATTATCGGAACAATCCTTGCAGTAGGTCATCGTGATGACGAAGCTGGAGCTCTTGGCGGAACCAACGTATTTGGTAATGCAGGCTTAATGAATGGTGGTTACGCTATCGTAAAAATCGATTGTGCATAATCTTTAATAAAGAAAGGTAAAATTTAAAATGAAAATTACATTAAAAAGAACACCAGAACAAATCGAACTTGTTAAAGCAATGGCTTCGAAGAATCGTGACGTTGCTTATGAAGCTCAAGTAGCATTGGCTGAGTTTATCGGGCCAGTACTTGCAAAAGTGATCAATCAAGCTCCTACTCTTAGTAACTTGTTTAGCAACTTTGCATTTAGCGCTGATGAAAGCCCCAGTATCCCTATGGATCTTTACTATGACATCACAGACGAAGACTATGTCACCGTTTGGAGTCAAGCAGTACCTGGCGGTCTTCCTACTAACACGGTAACACCTATCGGTGGTGAAATGAAGTTCACAACCTATCGTCTTGATAGTGCTGTTGATTTCGACAAGCGTTATGCTCAACGCTCCCGTATGGATGTTATCAGCAAATCTTTTAGTCGTGTAGCTCAAGAAGTTCTTCTTAAACAAGAGCGTAATTCTGCTACTCTCGTACTTGGAGCTTTAGCTGAAGCCAAAACCAAAGGTCGCAGCCATGTTATTAAAGCTGCCAACAGCGGTCGTTTGATTCTTGATGATTTTAATCGTCTTCTTACTCTTGGCAAGCGCATCAATACAGCTTGGACTGGTGGTACACCTGAAGGTGGTATCGGAGGTCGCGGAGTAACCGATCTTATCGTTTCTCCTGAAGTTGTACAAGGTCTTCGTGAGATGGCTTACAACCCCATCAATACTCGTGGAGATGTAACTGACATCACCGCTACCGACAGCATGCGTGAAGGTATCTACAACAATGGTGGAATTCCTGAATTCTATGGTATCAACATCATGGAACTTCAAGAAATGGGTAAAGGCCAACGCTTTAACACTCTCTTCTCTACTTTGGTTGACGGTAAAGACAACGATATTGGATTTAAGAGTAACGGAGATGACCCAGAAACATTTAGTTT